ATGAAAAAGATAGCTGCTATATCATTAATTAGTATTTTTATTATGTCTGGTTGTGCTGTGCATAATGATGAGACAAGTATCGGTAAATTTGGTCTTGCATATAAAAGTAATATTCAGCGTAAACTCGATAACCAATACTACACCGAAGCCGAAGCTTCTTTAGCCAGGGGCAGAATATCTGGTGCAGAAAATATAGTAAAAAATGATGCAGCCCATTTCTGTGTTACTCAGGGCAAAAAAATGCAGATAGTTGACCTGAAGACAGAAGGTGCAGGATTACATGGCGTCGCTCGTCTGACATTCAAATGTGGAGAGTGAGAATATTTTTTGGTAAGCGTCAAACATGCGCGTTCTGGTTGTGCTTAGCCGGAACCTGTGCGAGCACGATGCCGTTACGTGAAAGGCATCGTGCTATGAAGGGAGATTCTATCGATGTGGTCAATGGAAGACGGTGACCAGGGATAGGGCTTATGCATAAAAAATAAGCCCGTGTAAGGGAGATTTAGGGTGTCACCAGTAGGGGCTTTCAACGGTACAATGCGGGTTTGAGCGGCATAAATTACCACTGAAAGCCCTTAAACGTTACTCTACTGTGGACACTGTGTGGACACTCTCGGCCTCAGTACCACCTCTTAGCGGATTAAGAGAAATGGCGTCCTGAAGGTACTCTGGCGCAAAATGAGCGTAAACCATAGTTTGCTCAATCCGCGTGTGACCTAGTATCCGTTGTAGCGTGATAATACTTCCTCCATTAATCATGAAATGAGTGGCAAAGCTGTGCCTTAGTGCATGTGTGGCTTGCCCCATTGGCAAATCCGGTTTTATTGCTTTCATTGTTCGTCTGAAGCGAGGGTAATCAGCATCAGGGAATAAAAAACCTCGTTTGTTATCCGCGATCATTTTGGCAACAGCCTCTGAGATCGGGACGGTGCGTGGTTTGTTTGTTTTCGTTTTAACAAACGTGACGCGGTTATGGATGATATTTTCTGCTTTCAAACGAGCTGCTTCTCCCCAACGTGCTCCTGTACTCAGGCAAAGAATCGCAATCTTTTTATTGTCGCCGTCAAGTGCTGCAAGCAGTAAGGCAATTTCTTCCTGTGTGAGATAGCCTGTTTCTGGTTTTTCCTCCTTAAGCCTCTTTGTCCCTCTGATAGGGTGCTCACCAAAGAATAACTCCGCTTCAATCAGGGCTGTAAACATGCCGCTAATACATGTTAAATCACGATTGATACTCGAAGGTTTAATACCCTGACTTCTTCGGGTGGCGCAGTACTGGCTGATAAGGGATTTCGTGATTTGAAATGCGCATGGGTCATTCGTTATTTTTGTGAAGATTTCAATTTTTCCAAGATTAGATTTCCCATGCTCTTCGTGTTTACCCTTTAAATCCCACCAGATCTGTGTCAGTTCCGACAGACGTCGTTTGTCTGTTGGTTTTGATAGCCATTCTTTATTGTGGTGGTTGTACAACGTGTATTTTTCGAAAGCGACAGCTTCGCTTTTCTTATCAAACTTCCTACGGATGCGTTTTCCGTTACGTCCAGTAGGGCGGATGTCCACTTCATATCGACCATCATCGAGTTTTTTGATTGCCATCAGAAAACCCTCCGAGTGGTACTTTTTTTTGCTACTACTAATCGCTTTTTTCGTGGTGGCTGAAATTTAGCCACCAATAGTAGGCACTTGTGATGAATATATTCACGATAAATTGTTAACCAGTCTTTTGACCGGAGTGGGGCGACGTTGTTTCGTTTTGCCCAAAGTGTGCGAGAGCGGGCGCAATTTGCCCGGACTCAGGAGCGATCTGATTGGTCATGAACCATAAAGTGTATTTGGTGAATTGTGGGGTCTGCAGGATGTTCATCATGACATCTGTTGGAGGTGTTGAACGACCACTTTCATAGTAACTCAGCGTGCCATACGGAACCCCTGTTAAATCAGCAAGTTGTTGTCTGCTCAAATACTCTGATTTTCGCATTAAGACTATCTTCTCGCTTATCGTGTTTGACATGGTGTTTAGATCTCAATAGTATTTAGTTTAGATGTAGATTGTTTAGTGCTTGGATGTGGGCACTAAAAGGCATTATAAGGCATTAAACGCAATTCATGAGGGCTAGAGGACGACATGAGCAAGCAAGTAACACTCATGACTGATGCGATTCCTTATCAGGAGTTCGCAAAACTAATAGGAAAATCGACAGGAGCGGTTCGTCGGATGATCGATAAAGGAAAGCTGCCTGTAATTGATATGACCGATCCACAATCAGCTTCAGGTCGTGCAGGTGAATATTGGGTATACCTTCCGGCATGGAATAACGGACTAAAACTGGCTTATGAAAGCCGCCCTAAAGAGATTCGTGACGGCTGGTTGATGTGGTTAGGTCTCGGTGAACCACGTTAAGGAGAACCGTATGAACGAGCCTCGTTGTATTGCTCAGTTACTGCGTAACGAAAGCCCCAGGGCGATTGACTTCACCATCACCCACGGGAAGGGACGCAAGGGAATCATTATCCGCACCAAAAAACAGAGTCCGTTAAAAAAGGCTCTGACCTTTCTGAAAAGCCGGAGGGTATGGAAATGACAGTGATGACGCTCAATCTCGTTGAAAAACAGCCAGCAACTATGCGCCGGATAATTGGTAAGCATCTGGCCGTCCCTCGCTGGCAGGAGACATGCGATTATTATAATCAGATGATGGAACGCGAACGGTTAACGGTTTGCTTTCATGCGCAGTTAAAACAGCGTCACGCAACGATGCGTTTTGAAGAAATGAACGACGTCGAACGTGAACGACTGGTATGTGCAATTGATGAATTGCGCGGGGCATTCTCAAAACGCCGTCAGGTTGGCGCAAGTGAGTATGCATATATTAGTTTTTTAACAGTCAGTCAGCGTCGCACTTTATTTATGCACGCACGACTGACAGAAAAAGAATTTAACCAGCCATACTGGCGAATTAATGAAGAGTCATGTTACTGGCGTGATGCTTTATTCCGTGCATTACGTGAATTATTCAGCCTGTTTGAGTATGCACCGACAATTCTGACGTCGGTAAAACCAGAGCAATATCTGCATTAAGTAATTAACCAGAGTTTTTAACGCACTTAATTGTGCGGGGCTTCTTTTTGCCTGGAGAAAGTCATGCATACAGTTTCTGAAAATCAGTGCGGTAAATACGCATTACTGCTGCAACAGGCCAGAACCGAAGCACAGGCCGACGCTGCGACGCGCTTTTCTTCTCATCTTGACGCCATGATTCGCCACATCACAAAGGCGGAGTTATCCCGCGTGGAGATAGTCGAGCTGCTCAGTCAGGAGTCGGAAAAATTTCACAATATCGGATTGTCTCGCGGGGAGGTGCTTTGATGTCCTGTTCTCATTCAGTTGTATTACTGAATAACGCCTTAAAAATCGCCGTTATGAAAAATGGCGATTTGTCTCTTATTCAACTTTGCCTTGATAAAGAAAAACGCGACATAACTGAATCTGTTATCGCGATTTATCAGAATGAATTAAACCTCCTGTCTGATGTGGTCAATTTACTTGTTAAACGCGCTGTATTCCACAAGCAAATTTCCTCAGTGGATGAACTGACAAAATTAACGACAGAACTTGCCAGTTATTGCGCTGATGTATCCAGGAAACTTAACGATAAAAGGAGCTGATAATGCCGGACAACGTAGATTTTATTCAGGAACAACAGGCTGAATTACTGGAGCGCCAGATTAACGCGGCAAGGGTAAAACATTGCGGTGCTTCTGCGCTGGTTTGCGAAGAGTGTGACGCGCCAATACCTGCTGCCCGTCGTGCGGCTTACCCGTCAGCCACGCGTTGTGTTTCCTGTCAGTCAGTCTTTGAAGCAAAAAACAAACATTACCGGAGAACGGCATGAGTATTCGTATTGAAATTGGCGAACGTTATGTCGTTACCAGTGACAGCTTTCAGTTTATTCTCCACGAGAAAAAGAGAGCGGAAAGCGGTAAAAACGCCGGTCAGGAATGGCTGGCGGTGGTTGGTTATTACCCGAAATTAAGCCAGCTCGTTTCCGGCCTGATGCATCACGATATTCTGACCGGAAGCGCAAAGTCTTTTGCTGATTTAAACGCGCAGGTTGAGCAACTCAGCAAGCGTTGTTCAGAGGCTTTTGGCTCATATGGCCGTTAAAGCCTCCGGGCGTTTTGTCCCTCCGTCAGCATTTGCCGCAGGCACCGGTAAGACGTTTACCGGTGCTTATGCATGGAACGCGCCACGCGAGGCTGTCGGGCGCGAAAGACCCCTTACACGTGACGAGATGCGTCAGGTGCAAGGTGTTTTATCCACGATTAACCGCCTGCCTTACTTTTTGCGCTCGCTGTTTACTTCACGTTATGACTACATCCGGCGCAATAAAAGCCCGGTGCACGGGTTTTATTTCCTCACATCCACTTTTCAGCGTCGTTTATGGCCGCGCATTGAGCGTGTGAATCAGCGCCATGAAATGAACACCGACGCGTCGTTGCTGTTTCTGGCAGAGCGTGACCACTATGCGCGCCTGCCGGGAATGAATGACAAGGAGCTGAAAAAGTTTGCTGCCCGTATCTCATCGCAGCTTTTCATGATGTATGAGGAACTCAGCGATGCCTGGGTGGATGCGCATGGCGAGAAAGAATCGCTGTTTACGGATGAGGCGCAGGCTCACCTCTATGGTCATGTTGCTGGCGCTGCACGTGCTTTCAATATTTCCCCGCTTTACTGGAAAAAATACCGTAAAGGACAGATGACCACGAGGCAGGCATATTCTGCAATTGCCCGTCTGTTTAACGATGAGTGGTGGACTCATCAGCTTAAAGGCCAGCGTATGCGCTGGCATGAAGCGTTACTGATAGCTGTCGGGGAGGTCAATAAAGACCGTTCTCCTTATGCCAGTAAACACGCCATTCGTGATGTGCGTGCGCGCCGCCAGGCAAATCTGGAATTTCTTAAATCGTGTGACCTTGAAAACAGGGAAACCGGCGAGCGCATCGACCTTATCAGTAAGGTGATGGGCAGTATTTCTAATCCTGAAATTCGCCGGATGGAGCTGATGAACACCATTGCCGGTATTGAGCGTTACGCCGCCGCAGAGGGTGATGTGGGGATGTTTATCACGCTGACCGCGCCGTCAAAGTATCACCCGACACGTCAGGTCAGAAAAGGCGAAAGTAAAACCGTTCAGCTAAATCACGGCTGGAACGATGAGGCATTTAATCCAAAGGATGCGCAGCGTTATCTCTGCCGCATCTGGAGCCTGATGCGCACGGCATTCAAGGATAATGATTTACAGGTCTACGGTTTGCGTGTCGTCGAGCCACACCACGACGGAACGCCGCACTGGCATATGATGCTTTTTTGTAATCCACGCCAGCGTAACCAGATTATCGAAATCATGCGTCGCTACGCGCTCAAAGAGGATGGAGACGAAAGAGGAGCTGCGCGAAACCGTTTTCAGGCAAAGCACCTTAACCGGGGCGGTGCTGCGGGATATATCGCGAAATACATTTCAAAAAATATCGACGGCTATGCACTGGATGGTCAGCTCGATAACGATACCGGTAAGCCGCTTAAAGATACTGCCGCGGCTGTTACCGCATGGGCGTCAACGTGGCGCATCCCGCAATTTAAAACGGTTGGCCTGCCGACAATGGGGGCTTACCGTGAACTACGCAAATTGCCGCGCGGCGTCAGCATTGCTGATGAGTTTGACGAGCGCGTCGAGGCTGCACGCGCCGCCGCAGACAGTGGTGATTTTGCGTTGTATATCAGCGCGCAGGGTGGGGCAAATGTCCCGCGCGATTGTCAGACTGTCAGGGTCGCCCGTAGCCCGTCGGATGAAGTTAACGAGTACGAGGAAGAAGTCGAGAGAGTGGTCGGCATTTACGCGCCGCATCTCGGCGCGCGTCATATTCATATCACCAGAACGACGGACTGGCGCATTGTTCCGAAAGTTCCGGTCGTTGAGCCTTTGACTTTAAAAAGCGGCATCGCCGCGCCTCGGAGTCCTGTCAATAACTGTGGAAAGCTCACCGGTGGTGATACTTCGTCACCGGCTCCCACGCCTTCTGAACACGCCGTAGCAGTGCTTAATCTGGTAGATGACGGTGTTATCGAATGGAATGACCAGGAGGTCGTGAGGGCGCTCAGAGGTGCATTAAAACACGGTCTGAGAAGACCAAACCGTCAGCAAAGAAACGGAAGCCCGTTAAAACCGCATGAAATAGCGCCATCGGCCAGACTGACCCGGTCGGAACGAATGCAAATTACCTGTATCCGCGTTGACCTTGCTCAGAACGGTATCAGGCCACAGCGATGGGAGCTTGAGGCGCTGGCTCGGGGAGCGACCATAAATTATGGCGGGAAAAAATTCACGTATCCGGTCATTGATGAGTGGCCGGGATTCTCAACAGTAATGGAGTGGACATAATGGCAAAAATTCACGCAATATTAGATAATTTCGTACTGTATATATTTAGTGTTATTGAAAAATCTCGACAGAAAGAGTTTTCTGTATTTAATCGTTGCTTGCAGTTTGGTATTGTTTACCATGATTGTTTGTTAAGTGCTTTAAAGGTGAGGAATGAGCGAGTTTGATGTTTTTTCTATTTCAGTTGATGATTTTAAAAAAAGTGAATACGCCAGTATATTATCATCGCCAAGAAGTTATTCTCATTTTGATATGGAGTCTTATTTTGTTCAGTTGTTGTCATCTTACAAGCTAAAAAACGATGTAAGTTCTTGGCGGCTTTGCTATTTATTACGTGCGTTGTTTAATTTTAAATTTTCTAGGTCTGGTGATATTATCGGTTTTGAGCCAAAAATCATTCTCTATCCTGAGAGGGGCTATAGGCCTTCAGATTATAAGGAGAGTTTTTCAACAATATTAACTTGTATTAAAGAAAACTCCGATAATCCTTATATTATATCTAGGGTGTGTGATGTTTTATGGATAAATAACCGTAAGGATATAGACTCTGCCAATAAAGCAATAGAGTCATATTCTCTAATGGTTAATGATGCTTGCGATACTTTAATAGAAAAACAAGAGTCAGGTGATATCCATATTTTTGATGTTGTTGACTGCTTGGATAGAGGTATCGCAATATCGCGCATGCTTATTGGCAGGAAAAAACAACTACAAGGGGGGATAGTTGATTCGACATTAAGGTTATATCATGTATTAATAGACTCTGGTATATTCACCGGTGTATTAAGAGTTTCTGAAATTCTTTATAAGAATAATTTATTGTGTCCCTTGCAATTGGCTGAGAATGCAGAAAAGATAGCTGATGAGCATTGTGGAGCGTCTTATTTTGATGCAGTGAAAAAATTGTTTTATTTTGCGTCTGAATTATATGTTAAAAACGATATGGAAGAGCAAGGAAGACGGTGCAGAATTAAAGCGTCAGAAATAACATTGGCTCAATTTGAACAGTCTTCATCTTCAATATTGAAGGCTCATTGGTTAAGAGTTGCTCTTGGCGAATTTAGAGCAATTGGTGGAATGAATGAAGAAATTAAAAAGATTAGAGAGGAATTGAATTCTATTCGAGATCAAATCAATGATGAAATGCACTTCTTTGCAATACCAATGGATCTTAGTGATGTTATCGCTCAGAAAGAGCATGTTTATAATCAATTGGATTTCTCAAGGGTAATTAAAACTTTAATTGCTAGATTTAAGATTGTAAGTGCCAGTGAAATTATGGAAAGAGCTCGTTCCGATGCTAAAAAACATTTTTTTCTTAATATGAGTGAAACGGTTGTTTATGATGATAGAGGGCGCGTTGTAGCAAGTCGTTCACCTTTGGATCCTGCGGGGGATATAAGTTTAAATGATGCTTGTGCAAATTATTTAAGAACTAGTAACATTGAGCATCAGGTCTATGTTTGTGGTGAGTTTGAAGTCGTTAGGCAAAGTGTGTTGGCTAGGTATTCATTAAATGAAAATACATTTGACCCAATCTCACAACAAAGTGCATTTGTTCCACCTGGGTATGCAGAAATATTTTCTTTGGGGTTTTATAAGCTTTGGCAGGGAGATTATGTGTCTGCCTGTTATTTGTTATTGCCGCAATTGGAGAATTCAATTAGATGGATTTTAGAATTAAGAAGAAAAGAAACAACGAAAATAGATGTGTCGCTTTTTGAGGAGGCTACTAGCCTATCTCAAATGCTTGCAAATTATAGGAGTGAAATGGAAGGTGTTTTTGATAGTGATCATGTATTGACTATGGATTTATTGTTCAATATGAAAGGTGGTGCTGCAATTAGACACACGATGGCTCATGGCAGGTATACTGTAAATCATTGTTATCAACCAACTTCAGTTTTTGCCTGTGTCTTTATCTTTTATTTAACTTGTTTGCCTTTATTTAGTGTATGGGAAGATAAAGTTGAACCTTATCTGGCTGATTAATGGAAGTTGATTTAGGTATTTTGGCATTTATCTTTCTGCGTGCAATATGTGCATGGTTTTGCATGTGCCGGAGTTGCATGTTCCGGCCGTGCGTCCGCCAGGACGGGCGTGGCTCAAAAGCGGTATTGCACCTGCATTAAAACCGCCCCACGAAGCGGGCGGGCGAGGCGGGGAAAGCACTGCGCGCAATGATGTCAGTTTGAGGGCATCAGGCATGGGGACACTACACAGTTTCATTTTTGTTATTAATTGTTTATCATATAAGTGTTTGTTTTTTGAACGGCATGTCGTGTGCTATATGGAGTGAATAGAAGTGACTAAATTTGACAAAAAAAAAGCAATTTCTATTTTAACAGAAAAAAAAGCCTTGCTCCCATGTCATCGGTGTGGAAATTCAAAGTTCATCATTTTGGATGGCATATCATCACTTCCATTAATGGAAAATATGGAAATGATTGGTAGTATTGTTGTTGGCGGAATGAATGCTCCTGTATTACATGTGGCATGTGAGAATTGTGGTGCAGTTACTTCACATTTGCTTGGGGCACTTGGTTTAATGCCGGAGATTAAATCAAATGACTAAGGATGTTTTTTTCTCTGATGAAGGTAGTGGTAAAAAAAGTGCTGTCTTGCATGGGGCGCAGGTTACAATAAACCCTGATTCGCAATTTACAAAAAAGATAATTAGGCAGACTGAGGTTGATGTTATTGTGATAAGTGATGATAAACTTCATATAATTTTGACGAATTGCTTATCTAAAATTGCATCATTAAACCGCTGGTCAACACCTTTGGGTATTTTAATTACCTTGGCGGTAACTATGTTAACCACAAATTTTAAGAATTTTATTCTTCAGGATTCTGTGTGGGAGGCTGTTTTCTGGATGCTTATTTTTTTTAATATTATCTGGTTGGTGAAAAACATTCCATATAGACACTTATTTTTAACTGTTTGTCATTCTATAGGGGTTCGTAAAGATAAAAAAAGAATTAGTGATGTATACCACATTATAGATATAATTAAACAAGGTGATACACGCTTTTGATTTAATATCAATATTTGATTGAGTATATAATAAAGCCGCCTGAGTTTATGGCGGCTAATATAGGGTGTGTGCTAAGTCATAATGTGTATTTGTTGAATCTAATTATTTCTTCGCCAACCCATTCATTAAGGGCAATAAAGCGAGATTGAATAGGAGTAAGCTCATTGCGGACAAAGACCTTTGCCACTTTCTCAATATCACCCAGCGACCCGACGTTCTCCGGCTTGCCGCCCATCAACTGAAAGGGGATGCGGTGCGCGTCCAGCAGGTCAGCGGCGCTGGCTTTTTTGATATTAAAAAAATCGTCCTTCGTTGCCACTTCACTGAGCGGGATAATTTTAATGCCGTCGGCTTTCCCTTGCGGGGCATAGAGAAACAAATTTTTAAAGTTGTTGCGGCCTTTCGACTTCACCATGTTTTCGCGAAGCATTTCGATATCGTTGCGATCCTGCACGGCATCGGTGACGTACATGATGTATCCGGCATGTGCGCCGTTTTCGTAATACTTGCGGCGGAACAGCGTGGCCGACTCATTCAGCCAGGCAGAGTTAAGGGCGCTGAGATATTCCGGCAGGCCGTACAGCTCCTGATTAATATCGGGCTCCAGCAGGTGAAACACGGAGCCGGGCGCGAAGGCTGTCGGCTCGTTGAAGGACGGCACCCACCAGTAAACATCCTCTTCCACGCCACGACGGGTATATTTTGCCGGTGAGGTTTCCAGTCTGATGACCTTACCGGTGGTGCTGTAGCGCTTTTCCAGAAACGCATTACCGAACACCAGAAAATCCAGCACAAAGCGGCTGAAATCCTGCTGGGAAAGCCACGGGTGCGGGATAAACGTTGAAGCCAGAATATTACGTTTGACGTAAATCGGTGAGCTGTGATGCACGGCAGCACGCAGACTTTTTGCCAGACCGGTAAAGCTGACCGGCGGCTCATACCATCTGCCGTTACTGATGCATTCGACGTAATCCAGAATGTCACGGCGGTCGAGTACCGGCACCGGCTCACCAAAGGTGAATGCCTCCATTTTCGGGGCGCTGGCGGTCATTTTTTTTGCCGCAGGTTGCGGTATTTTCCCTTTTTTCTTGCTCATCAGTAAAACTCCAGAATGGTGGATGTCAGCGGGGTGCTGATACCGGCGGTGAGTGGCTCATTTAACAGGGCGTGCATGGTCGCCCAGGCGAGGTCGGCGTGGCTGGCTTCCTCGCTGCGGCTGGCCTCATAGGTGGCGCTGCGTCCGCTGCTGGTCATGGTCTTGCGGATAGCCATAAACGAGCTGGTGATGTCGGTGGCGCTGACGTCATATTCCAGACAGCCACGGCGGATAACGTCTTTTGCCTTGAGCACCATTGCGGTTTTCATTTCCGGCGTGTAGCGGATATCGCGCGCGGCGGGATAGAACGAGCGCACGAGCTGGAACACGCCGACACCGAGGCCGGTGGCATCAATCCCGATGTATTCAACGTTATATTTTTCGGTGAGTTTGCGGATGGATTCCGCCTGGGTGGCAAAGTCCATGCCTTTCCACTGGTGACGCTCAAGTATTCTGAATTTGCCACCGGCCACCACCGGCGGTGCCAGCACCACGCATCCGGCGCTGTCGCCACGGTGTGACGGGTCGTAACCAATCCATACCGGGCGGGAGCCGAACGGATTGGCGGCAAACGGCGCATAGTCTTCCCATTCTTCCAGCGTGTCGACCATGCAGCGTTGCAGCTCCTCGAACGGGAACACCGACGCCTTGTCGTCAACAAATTCACACATGAACAGGTTTTTAAAATCGTCGGCGCTGTTTTCACGTTTGAGCTGCTCAATGTCGAACAGCGTGCAGCCACCTTTCAGGGCGTCCTCAATGGTGACAATCTGCCGCCACTGGCCGTCCGCACAGAGAAGCCCACCGGCAAGGGCGTTATGACTGACGTCGATTTCCACGCGTTCGGCGGCGCTGGCGCGTCCCCGGTTGAACAGTTCACCTGACCAGAACGGGTAGGCGTCGTGCGCCAGCGTGGACGGGGTGGAGAAATAGGTCGAACGCAGGTGACTCTGTGAGGCCATACCTGATGCCACCTTACGCAGTACCTGAAAATTCGGGATCCAGAAAATCTCGTCGACGTACAGGTCGCCGTTATGGCTCTGTGCGGTGTTGGAGTTGGTGCCGAGAAAAATTAGTTTTGCGCCGTTATTGCCCAGGACAATCGGGTCACCGGTCAGGTCAACGTCAACCAGACGGGCAAAGGCGATGATGTATTCGCGGAACACATACGCCTGCGTTTTACTGGCCGACAGAAAAATCTGGTTATGACCGGTTTTCAGGGCGCGCAGCAGCGCCTCGCGGGAAAAATAAAACGTCGCGCCAATCTGGCGGGATTTCAGGATATCGCGGATGCGGTGCTCAAGCCCGGCGCGATACCAGTGCAACTGATATTCGAAAGACTGCTCAAAGAAAATCTGCTCCAGCTTTTCGATGGCCTCGTCACTGAAAAAATTCTTTTTCGGTTTGCGACGCCCGCCTTTGTTGCGGTTAGCGACGTTCGGATTAAGGTCTGCCTCGTTGCCGGTCTGACTGTAGCGGTTGACCCGCGCCAGTCGTTCAATCTGGCGTCCCAGCAGGTCAATTTCCTTGAAGTCACCGCCGGTTTTCTGCGGTTTGATGATGAGCTGGGTCAGTCGCGCTTCCAGACTCATTTCGACACGGCTGATGGGGGCAACGCTGTCCCAGCCGTCGCGCTGTTTCCAGCTCTGCACCGTCGGGCGTTTCATCTGCAACATGGCGGCAATCTGCGGCACGGAAAATCCCTGCCAGTACAGCAGCGCCGCCTGACGACGCGGGTCGTGTAAAAGAGTGGTGTCTGTGGTGATGGTCATGAATACCTCGCCGTGATGAATACACGGCAAGGCTACTGAGTCGCGCCCCGCGATTCGCTAAGGTGCTGTTGTGTCAGTGATAAGCCATCCGGGACTGATGGCGGAGGATGCGCATCGTCGGGAAACTGATGCCGACATGTGACTCCTCTAATCACTATTCAGGACTCCTGACAATGGCAAAAAAAGTCTCAAAATTCTTTCGTATCGGCGTTGAGGGTGACACCTGTGACGGGCGTGTCATCAGTGCGCAGGATATTCAGGAAATGGCCGAAACCTTTGACCCGCGTGTCTATGGTTGCCGCATTAACCTGGAACATCTGCGCGGCATCCTGCCTGACGGCATTTTTAAACGTTATGGCGATGTGGCCGAACTGAAGGCCGAAAAAATTGACGATGATTCGGCGCTGAAAGGCAAATGGGCGCTGTTTGCGAAAATCACCCCGACCGATGACCTTATCGCGATGAACAAGGCTGCGCAGAAGGTCTACACCTCAATGGAAATTCAGCCGAACTTTGCCAACACCGGCAAATGTTATCTGGTGGGGCTGGCCGTCACCGATGACCCGGCAAGCCTCGGCACGGAATACCTGGAATTCTGCCGCACGGCAAAACACAACCCCCTGAACCGCTTCAAATTAAGCCCTGAAAACCTGATTTCAGTGGCAACGCCTGTTGAGCTGGAATTTGAAGACCTGCCTGAAACCGTGTTCACCGCCCTGACCGAAAAGGTGAAATCCATTTTTGGCCGCAAACAGGCCAGCGATGACGCCCGTCTGAATGACGTGCATGAAGCGGTGACCGCTGTTGCTGAACATGTGCAGGAAAAACTGAGCGCCACTGAGCAGCGCCTCGCTGAGGTGGAAACCGCCTTTTCCGCACTTAAGCAGGAGGTGACTGACAAGGTGGATGAAACCAGCCAGGCATTCACCCGCCTGAAAAACAGCCTCGACCACACCGAAAGTCTGACCCAGCAGCGCCGCAGCAAGGCCACCGGTGGTGGCGGTGACGCCCTGATGACGAACTGCTGACCGGCGTCAGTCAGTCCGGGAAAACCTTCACGATTAACCCTTAATTTCAGGAAAAACTATGCGCCAGGAAACCCGCTTTAAATTTAATGCCTACCTGTCCCGTGTTGCCGAACTGAACGGCATCGACGCCGGTGATGTGTCGAAAAAATTCACCGTTGAACCGTCGGTCACCCAGACCCTGATGAACACCATGCAGGAGTCCTCTGACTTTCTGACCCGCATCAACATTGTGCCGGTCAGCGAAATGAAAGGGGAAAAAATTGGTATTGGTGTCACCGGCTCCATTGCCAGCACCACCGACACCGCCGGTGGCACCGAGCGTCAGCCGAAGGACTTCTCGAAGCTGGCGTCCAACAAGTACGAATGCGACCAGGTTAACTTCGATTTTTATATCCGCTACAAAACGCTGGACCTGTGGGCGCGTTATCAGGATTTCCAGCTCCGTATCCGTAACGCCATTATCAAACGCCAGTCCCTTGATTTCATCATGGCCGGTTTTAACGGGGTGAAGCGTGCCGAAACCTCTGACCGCAACAGTAATCCGATGCTGCAGGATGTGGCGGTCGGCTGGCTGCAGAAATACCGCAATGAAGCACCGGCGCGCGTGATGAGCAAGGTCACTGACGAGGAAGGTCACACGACCTCTGAGGTCATCCGCGTGGGTAAGGGCGGTGATTATGCCAGCCTTGATGCACTGGTGATGGATGCGACCAACAACCTGATCGAACCGTGGTATCAGGAAGACCCTGACCTTGTGGTGATAGTGGGACGTCAGTTACTGGCGGACAAGTATTTCCCCATCGTTAACAAGGAGCAGGACAACAGCGAAATGCTGGCCGCTGACGTCATCATCAGCCAGAAACGCATCGGTAACCTGCCGGCGGTACGCGTCCCGTACTTCCCGGCGGATGCGATGCTCATCACGAAGCTGGAAAACCTGTCCATCTACTACATGGATGACAGCCATCGCCGCGTGATTGAGGAAAACCCGAAACTCGACCGCGTGGAGAACTACGAGTCAATGAACATTGATTACGTGGTGGAAGACTACGCCGCCGGTTGTCTGGTGGAAAAAATTAAGGTCGGTGATTTCTCCACACCGGCTAAAGCGACCGCAGAGCCGGGAGCGTAACCGATGACGAGTCCCGCACAGCGCCACATGATGCGGGTCTCGGCAGCGATGACCGCGCAGCGGGAAGCCGCCCCGCTGCGACATGCAACTGTCTATGAGCAGATGCTGGTCAAGCTGGCCGCAGACCAGCGCACACTGAAAGCGATTTATTCAAAAGAGCTGAAGGCCGCGAAAAAGCGCGAACTGCTGCCGTTCTGGTTGCCGTGGGTGAACGGCGTGCTGGAGCAGGGCAAAGGTGCACAGGATGACATTCTGATGACGGTCATGCTGTGGCGTCTGGATACCGGCGATATTGCCGGTGCGCTGGAGATTGCCCGTTATGCCCTGAAGTACGGTCTGACCATGCCGGGTAAACACCGCCGTACCCCGCCGTACATGTTCACCGAGGAGGTGGCGCTTGCGGCCATGCGCGCTCACGCTGCCGGTGAGTCTGTGGATACCCGCCTGCTGACGGACACCCTTGAACTGACCGCCACGGCTGACATGCCTGATGAAGTGCGCGCAAAGCTGCACAAAATCACCGGTCTGTTTCTGCGTGACGCTGGTGATGCCGCAGGGGCGCTGGCGCACCTGCAACGCGCGACACAGCTCGACTGTCAGGCAGGCGTCAAAAAAGAGATTGAGCGACTGGAGCGGGAGCTGAAACCGAAGCCGGAGCCGCAGCCAAAAGCGGCCACCCGCGCCCCGCGTAAGACCCGGAGCGTGACACCGGCAAAACGTGGACGCCCGAAAAAGAAAGCCAGTTAACAACCGAATGCGCCCCGCGCCAGGGCGGCACGCCGGTCAGTGTGGGTGAATCACCTGACACTGTACCGGCGTCCACCGCCCGACTTTTCAGAGGTAGTCATGATGACGCTGATTATTCCGCGAAAGGAGGCTCCCGTATCCGGTGAGGGTACGGTGGTCATCCCGCAACCGGCAGGCGACGAGCCGGTGATTAAAAACACGTTCTTTTTTCCCGATATCGACCCGAAGCGCGTCCGGGAACGTATGCGCCTTGAGCAGACCGTCGCCCCTGCCCGTCTGCGTGAGGCCATCAAGTCAGGCATGGCTGAAACGAATGCGGAGCTGTACGAGTACCGCGAACAGAAAATTGCCGCCGGTTTTACGCGTCTGGCTGACGTCCCGGCGGACGATATCGACGGTGAAAGCATCAAAGTTTTTTACTACGAGCGTGCCGTGTGTGCGATGGCGACCGCATCGCTTTATGAGCGTTATCGCGGCGTGGATGCCAGTGCGAAAGGTGACAAGAAGGCTGACAGCATTGACAGCACCATTGATGAGCTGTGGCGGGATATGCGCTGGGCGGTGGCGCGTATCCAGGACAAGCCGCGCTGCATCGTGAGTCAAATCTGATGAAGACCTTTGCGCTACAGGGCGACACGCTCGACGCCATTTGTGTCCGGTATTACGGGCGCACTGAGGGCGTGGTCGAGGCTGTGCTCGCCGCAAATCCGGGACTGGCTGAACTGGGCGCGGTGCTGCCACACGGCACCGCCGTCGAGCTGCCCGACGTTCAGACCGCGCCCGTGGCTGAAACTGTCAATCTGTGGGAGTAACGCATGACAGCAGAAGAAAAAAGCGTCCTGTCGCTTTTCATGATTGGGGTGCTGATTGTTGTCGGCAAGGTGCTTGCCGGTGGTGAACCCATCACCCCGCGTCTGTTTATCGGGCGCATGTTGCTCGGTGGTTTTGTCTCGATGGTTGCCGGTGTTGTTCTGGTTCAGTTTCCTGACCTGTCACTGCCTGCGGTGTGCGGCATCGGCTCCATGCTGGGTATCGCCGGTTATCAGGTGATTGAGATTGCCATTCAGCGCCGCTTTAAGGGCAGGGGGAAACCGTAATGCCGGTAATTAACACGCATCAGAATATCGCCGCCTTTCTCGACATGCTGGCCGTGTCCGAAGGGACGGTGAACCATCCGCTGACGAAAAACCGGGGCTATGACGTGATAGTCACCGGACTGGACGGAAAGCCGGAAATTTTCACCGACTACAGTGACCACCCGTTCGCGCATGGCCGACCGGCGAAGGTGTTTAACCGTCGCGGTGAAAAATCAACGGCCTCCGGTCGCTATCAGCAGCTTTACCTGTTCTGGCCGCATTACCGCAAACAGCTTGCCCTGCCGGATTTCAGTCCGTTGTCACAGGACAGGCTCGCCATTCAGTTGATCCGCGAACGCGGTGCACTGGATGACATCCGGGCGGGACGCATTGAGCGCGCCATTTCACGCTGTCGCAATATCTGGGCGTCCCTGCCGGGTGCCGGTTACGGTCAGCGTGAGCATTCACTGGAAAAACTGGTCACCGTCTGGCGTACCGCTGGCGGCGTACCGGCTTAAACGGAGTCAACACCATGAAGAAATTATCCCTTTCACTGATGCTGAACGTGTCGCTGGCGCTGATGCTGGCACTGTCCCTGATTTACCCGCAGAGCGTGGCCGTCAGTTTTGTTGCCACCTGGGCGATTCTGGCGACGGTTATCTGTGTGGTTGCCGGTGGTGTCGGTGTGTATGCCACTGAGTATGTACTGGAACGCTACGGACGGGAGCTGCCGCCGGAATCGCTGGCCGTGAAGATTGTCACGTCGCTGTTTTTGCAGCCGGTGCCGTGGTGCAGACGGGTGGCGGCTCTGGTGGTGATGGTGGTGACGTTTATCTCGCTGGTCGCTGCCGGGTGGATTTTTACTGCGCTGATTTATCTTGTGGCGTCGCTGTTTTTCCGGCTGATACGTACGGCCTGCCGTCAGCGTTTTGAGGGGCGGGAACCATGTCAAAGCTGATGACTGTGCTGGTTGTGTTGTTATCACTGGCGGTGGCCGGTCTGTTTCTGGTGAAACATAAAAATGCCAGCCTGCGCGCCTCGCTGGACAGGGCGAACAACGTCGCCAGTGAACAGCAGACGACTATCACCATGCTGAAAAATCAGCTTCATGTTGCGCTCACCAGGGCAGACAAAAACGAGCTGGCGCAGGTGGCTCTGCGTCAGGAACTGGAGAACGCCGCGAAGCGTGAAGCACAGCGCGAGAAAACCATCACGAGATTACTCAATGAAAACGAAGATTTTCGCCGCTGGTACGGTGCTGACCTGCCTGATGCTGTGCGCCGGTTGCACCAGCGCCCCGCCTGCACTGACGCCAGTGATTGTCGCCAACGCCTGCCCGAAAGTGAGTCTTTGCCCGATGCCGGGCAGTGACCCGGAGACGAACGGCGATTTAAGTGCCGATATCCGGCAGCTTGAGAACGCGCTGGCACGCTGTGCCAGCCAGGTAAAAATGATTAAACACTGTCAGGACGAAAACGATGCTCAAACCCGACAGCCTGCGCAGGGCACTGACTGATGCCGTCACGGTGCTGAAAACCAGCCCCGAGATGCTGCGGATATTCGTGGATAACGGGAGTATTGCCTCCACACTGGCGACGTCGCTGTCATTCGAAAAGCGTTACACGCTCAATGTCATTGTGACCGACTTTACCGGTGATTTTGACCTGCTCATCGTGCCGGTGCTGGCGTGGCTGCGGGAAAATCAGCCCGACATCATGACCACCGACGAAGGCCAGAAAAAGGGCTTCACGTTTTATGCGGACATCAACAATGACAGCAGCTTTGATATCAGCATCAGCCTGATGCTGACCGAGCGCACGCTGGTCAGTGAGGTGGACGGCGCACTGCATGTGAAGAATATCCCGGAACCTCCGCCGCCGGAGCCGGTCACCCGCCCGGTGGAGCTTTATATCAATGGCGAACTGGTGAGCAAGTGGGATGAATGAGTTTAAGCGTTTTGAAGACCGGCTGACCGGACTTATTGAATCGCTGTCACCGTCAGGGCGTCGGCGACTGGCGGTAGATATTGCGAAGAAACTGCGCCAGCGCCAGCAGCAGCGAATTAAATTACAAAAAGCCCCGGATGGTACGCCGTATATACCGAGAAAAAACCAGCCAGTGCGAAATAAGAAAGGCCGGATAAAGCGGGAAATGTTTGCGAAATTACGCACAAACCGATTTATGAAAGCAACAGGTAGCGAGAGTGCGGCTGTGGTGGAGTTTGCCAGCGGAGTACAACGAATTGCGAGAGTACATCAATTAGGGCTTAGGGATAAGCCGGGGCGTAATAGTGCTGTGGTGGAATATCCTGTTCGTGAGTTATTAGGTTTTGACAAGGAATCTATACAATTGATAGAAAAGGAGTTATTAGTGATTCTATCGAAAGATGTTATATGAGATGGGTGTTTGTGGATAAAAAATTTTCCATTTTGAGAAAAAGAGTAAAGCATTCTCAAAAGAAAGTTATGGATTGTATTATTGCTGACCATAATGCTGATGTATGTGTGTTATGCGGGAGTTCTGACGATATTACTCGTGAGCACATTATTCCTCAGTGGGCCTTTGAGTCAAATGCTGAAAAACTTTTAATTAATAAAAAGAATAATCAGTCAACTCATTACATCAAAGCCACTGTACCAGCATGCAGAGTGTGCAATTCTGATTTGCTGGGAGCGTTTGAGTATAACCTGAAGAAATTTCTTACGGAAAAGAGGGGCGATGAGTTAACAGATTATGAATATGATTGCATCATATGGTGGTTGCAATACATGGGCTTTAAGTTGCAATTAATGGATTTACGGACCCGCTTTCTCAGGTATAAAGGGGGGGATTATATCCCTTTCCTTGCAAACTTCCCGGTTGCAATGTTTTGGGGGAATGTCGATACGACACCGGAGGATGTCTTCAGGATTATAAGAAAATCGCGACGCAATCTGATGTCGAAATGGAAGGATAAAAAACATAATTCTTTGATGGTTTTTGAAACATCAAACAAGAGTTTTCATTTCTTTCATAAGGTTGATGAATTTATTTTTATTGAAATGCCTCAGGTTAAGAAGGCGTTTTTCTTCTTTTTTAATAAAGAATTTGACAGCCATGATTTAGCTCATGAGGAGTGTATGAAGATTATAGAGAAGTGCTACAACTAATATTTATTATGTTGTGTCACGGCTGACAGAGTCCTCCATGATTGCTGCTGGTATCGTCCGGCGGCATCCTTCCCGTCATGAACACTCTCGCAAATATTCAGGAACTCGCGCGCGCACTGCGCAACATGATTCGTACCGGCCTTGTCGTCGAAACCGACCTTAACGCCGGTCGCTGCCGTGTGCAGACCGGCGGCATGTGCACCGACTGGCTTCAGTGGCTGACCCATCGCGCCGGGCGTTCGCGCACATGGTGGGCACCTTCCGTGGGGGAACAGGTGCTGATTCTGGCCGTGGGCGGTGAACTCGACACTGCGTTCGTTCTGCCGGGGATTTATTCCGGCGATAACCCCGCGCCGTCGGTGTCGGCGGATGCCCTGCATATCCGTTTCCCTGACGGGGCGGTGATTGAGTATGAACCTGAAACCAGTGCACTCACGGTAAGCGGAATTAAAACGGCCAGCGTGACGGCTTCTGATTCTGTTACTGCCACGGTGCCGGTGGTCATGGTGAAAGCATCAACCCGCGTCACCCTGGACACACCGGAGGTGGTCTGCACCAACAAGCTGATTACCGGCACGCTGGAAGTGCAGAAGGGCGGGACGATGCGCGGCAACATTGAACACACCGGCGGTGAACTTTCATCAAACGGGAAGGTACTGCATACCCATAAACACCCCGGCGACAGCGGCGGCAAAACCGGGAGTCCTCTATGACAGCGCGTTATCTAGGGATGAATCGCAGTGATGGCCTGACTGTCACTGACCTTGAGCATATCAGCCAGAGTATCGGCGATATCCTGCGCACACCGGTCGGCTCACGGGTGATGCGTCGTGATTACGGCTCGTTGCTGGCATCAATGATTGACCAGCCGCAGACCCCCGCGCTTGAGTTGCAGATTAAGGTCGCCTGTTACATGGCGGTGCTGAAATGGGAACCCCGCGTAACCCTGTCATCCGTCACCACGGCGCGCAGTTTTGACGGGCGAATGACGGTCACGTTAACCGGTCAGCACAACGACACCGGCCAGCCACTTTCGTTAACCATCCCTGTGAGTTGAAACCATGCCGATTATCGACCTGAACCAGCTACCCGCACCGGATGTGGTCGAGGAGCTGGACTTTGAAACCATTCTCGCTGAACGCAAGGCGACACTGATTTCCCTTTACCCGGAAGACCAGCAGGAGGCGGTCGCCCGTACCCTGACGCTGGAATCTGAGCCTCTCGTCAAACTGCTGGAGGAAAATGCTTATCGTGAGCTTATCTGGCGTCAGCGTGTGAATGAGGCCGCACGGGCGGTGATGCTGGCCTGTGCCGCCGGTAATGACCTTGATGTGATTGGTGCCAATTACAACACCACGCGCCTGATTATCACCCCGGCAGATGATTCGACCATCCCGCCGACACCGGCAGTGATGGAATCTGACACGGATTATCGTCTGCGTATTCAGCAGGCGTTTGAAGGTTTAAGCGTCGCCGGGTCGGTGGGTGCCTATCAGTATCATGGTCGCAGTGCTGACGGGCGTGTCGCGGATATCTCTGTCACCAGTCCGTCTCCGGCCTGCGTCACCATCTCTGTGCTGTCACGTGAGAATAACGGTGTCGCATCCGAAGACCTGCTGGCGGTGGTGCGTAACGCCCTGAATGGCGAGGACGTCAGGCCGGTGGCCGACCGCGTGACCGTGCAGTCTGCCGCCATCGTTGAATACCAGATAAACGCCACGCTTTACCTTTACCCTGGTCCCGAAAGCGAACCCATACGCGCTGCCGCCGTGAAAAAACTGGAAGCGTACATCACGGCACAGCACCGGCTGGGGCGCGACATCCGTCTGTCTGCCATTTATGCCGCTTTGCATGTGGAAGGCGTGCAGCGTGTCGAACTGGCTGCACCACTGGCTGACATCGTGCTCAACAGTACGCAGGCGTCTTTCTGTACCGAATACCGCGTCGTGACCGGAGGCTCGGATGAGTGATTCGCGACTGCTGCCGACCGGCTCATCACCGCTTGAAGTCGCCGCCGCAAAAGCCTGTGCGGAAATTGAAAAAACGCCGGTCAGTATTCGTGAACTGTGGAACCCGGACACCTGCCCGGCAAATCTGCTGCCGTGGCTGGCGTGGGCGTTTTCGGTCGACAGATGGGATGAAAAGTGGCCGGAAGCGACCAAACGCGCCGTTATTCGCGATGCCTATTTCATCCACTGTCATAAAGGCACTATAGGTGCAATCCGGCGTGTGGTGGAGCCGCTGGGCTATCTCATCAACGTGACGGAGTGGTGGGAAACCAGTGACCCGCCGGGCACCTTCCGGCTTGATATTGGTGTACTGGAAAGCGGCATCACAGAGGCAATGTATCAGGAAATGGAACGGCTGATTGCTGATGCCAAACCTGCAAGCCGCCACCTTATTGGCCTGAACATTACCCGGGACATTCCCGGCTACCTGTTCGCCGGTAGTGTGGCTTATGACGGCGATGTAATTACGGTTTACCCCGGATAAGTGAGGAATAATGAGCACAAAATTCAGAACCGTTATCACCACTGCCGGTGCAGCAAAGCTGGCAGCGGCAACCGCGCCGGGAGGGCGGAAGGTCAACATTACCACGATGGCCGTCGGGGATGGCGGTGGTAAATTGCCTGTCCCGGATGCCGGACAGACCGGGCTTATCCATGAAGTCTGGCGACATGCGCTGAACAAAATCAGCCAGGACAAACGAAACAGTAATTATATTATCGCAGAGCTGGTTATTCCGCCGGAGGTGGGCGGTTTCTGGATGCGGGAGCTTGGCCTGTACGATGATGCGGGAACGTTAATTGCCGTGGCGAACATGGCCGAAAGCTATAAGCCAGCTCTTGCCGAAGGCTCAGGGCGTTCGCAGACCTGCCGCATGGTCATCATCGTCAGCAGTGTGGCCTCAGTGGAGCTGACCATTGACACCACAACGGTGATGGCGACGCAGGATTACGTTGATGACAAAATTGCAGAGCATGAACAGTCACGACGTCACCCGGACGCCTCGCTGACCGCAAAAGGTTTTACTCAGTTAAGCAATGCGACCAACAGCACGTCTGAAACACTGGCCGCAACGCCAAAAGCAGTAAAGACCGCCTATGACCTGGCTAACGGGAAATATACTGCACAGGACGCCACCACCGCGCGAAAAGGCCTTGTTCAGCTCAGTAGTGCGACTAACAGCACGTCTGAAACGCTCGCCGCAACGCCAAAAGCAGTAAAGACCGCCTATGACCTTGCTAACGGGAAATACACTGCACAGGACGCCACCACAGCGCGAAAAGGGCTTGCTCAGCTCAGTAGCGCCACCAACAGCGATTCTGAAACGCTTGCGGCAACGCCAAAGGCGGTAAAGGCAGCATATGACCTCGCTAACGGGAAATATACCGCACAGGATGCCACCACTGCGCGAAAAGGTCTTGTCCAGCTCAGTAGCGCCACAAACAGCGATTCTGAAACGCTTGCGGCAACGCCAAAGGCGGTAAAGGTCGCGTATGACCTTGCTAACGGGAAATACACTGCACAGGATGCCACCACAGCGCGAAAAGGGCTTGTTCAGCTCAGTAGCGCCACCAACAGTGATTCGGAAACGCTGGCCGCAACACCAAAAGCGGTGAAGTCTGCCTATGACAATGCTGAAAAACGTCTTCAGAAAGATCAAAATGGCGCGGATATTCCTGATAAAAGATTATTCCTGCGCAATATTGGAGCAACAAATTCAACAACCATGTCTTTTAGTGGTGGTACAGGATGGTTCAGGCTGGCAACTGTAACCATGCCACAGGCCAGTTCCGTGGTTTACATAAGTCTGATTGGTGGTGCTGGATATAATGTTAACTCCCCTATGCAGGCTGGTATATCTGAACTTGTTCTTCGTGCGGGAAATGGAAATCCAAAAGGTCTTACTGGTGCGTTATGGCGACGGACATCGGTTGGATTTACTAATTTTGCATGGGTGAATACATCCGGTGATACCTATGATGTTTATGTTGAAATAGGTAATTACGCCACAGGTGTTAATATTCAGTGGGATTATACCAGTAACGCCAGCGTAACGATTCATACATCACCATCTTATACAGCGAATAAACCAACAGGCCTGACAGATGGAACTGTATATGTAATTTACAGTTCGCACATTAAACCGACTGCTGCTGATGTTGGGGCGTTGTCATTATCTGGAGGTCAATTGAATGGTGCACTGGGCATCGGAACATCCAGTGCTCTTGGCGGTAACTCGATTGTTTTGGGTGATAATGACACGGGCTTTAAACAAAATGGCGACGGTAATCTGGATGTTTATGCTAATAACGTCCATGTTATGCGCTTTGTCTCCGGTAGCATTCAAAGTAATAAAACCATAAATATTACGGGGCGTGTTAATCCCACAGATTACGGTAACTTTGATTCCCGCTATGTCCGGGATATCCGGCTTGGTGGTGCTGCCACATACAAACCTGCGAACAATGGCATGACATGGACACATCAGGCACCGTCCGGGTGTATATATTCCGGCATTATTGTTCAGGATACCGGCTCAAACTCTGCCGATAACATTGGTGGCGTATATTACAGACCGGTTCAGAAATACATTAACGGGACATGGTATAACGTGGCACAGGTATAATTTATGCAGCATTTGATAAATATAACAGCGGGGAATCCAAAAACGGTTGAACAATATCAATTGACAAAGGGTTTTGATGTTGTCTGGTTTTTTTCAGAAGATGGTAAGAACTGGTACGAAGAACAAAAGTATTTTGCTGATGACACGATAAAAATAGCGTACGACAAAGATAATATTATCCGCTATGTGGAAAAGGATGTGACAGCTATCAGACCAGATGGATTAAGTGTTGTTGAAGTGCCAGATATTACTGCTAACCGACGGGCGGACATTTCAGGGAACTGGATGTTTAAGGACGGCACAGTGATTAAACGAATTTATACGGCGGAGGAATTGCAGCAGCAGGCAGAAAATCGGAAAGCCAGACTTCTAGCAGATGCTGAATCCGTGATTTTGCCGCTGGAGCGCTCTGTCAGGCTGAACATGGCAACAGAGGAGGAGCGCACACGGCTGGAGGCTTGGGAACGCTATAGCGTTCTGGTCAGTCGTGTGGATCCTGCAAATCCTGAATGGCCGGAAATGCCGCAATAAGTTGTATGAGCTCTGGTGGGAGCCTACATATCTATGGCACAGAGTAAAGCCTAATCTGACAGTCCGCTCTGTGCCAAAAGCGGACGTTATAAATTTCTTTTAGGGCAACCGAAAAAAGAGGGGTACGACCTATACTTGATTTGTATTTTAGATCACGCTTGCATCAGTATAAATTTAACCCAAGCTTACTAATTTCTTTTCTACGCATTCCAAAAATAACATCACCACTTCTAGAAATGAATGAAGCAATGCGTCGGTCATTGTCATCTACACCTTCCCAGAAGAAAGGGACATTATTGTTCATCAGACTTTCTGCAAAGGTTAAATGTGTTAACGCCAAGAAAATTCTAACAAAATTAGATGGCTCATTGAAATCCTGATTCAGCAAATGTAGTGTCAAATGTCTATTGAAGCTACCTTCATTAACACCTCCAGTTGGTTTATATATGACATTTTTAAAAAAAGATCTGGTTGAATTCATCACATCACACTGGGGGTTTAAATGTGTGAAAAAATCCACCTCAGTTTCAATGTCATAACCTTTGCCGGGATGCCAGTCAAAATTTGGGAGCTGCCGTCTTCCCCATGTAATAATGAGTTTTCTAATTTCCTTTTCAAATCTGTCTGCACTTGTATTTGTGTTGTCACCATCACAAAATTTTACAAGTAAGTTCCTCAATCCACCTTCAAAGACAGGGAAGAGCGACATTATAGATATATGATCATACCCCAAATAAAAAGCTTCTATAGCTTCAAAAATAATTGTCTTGTAGTTTTTTAGTGATTCGCTCTTTATAAAGTATTTGTTGAAGTAAGCAATTGCAATTTCTAATGAGAAATTTTCGAATAACCATTTATTTGAATTATTAAGCGGATTTTCACTTCTTTTAATTTCATGGATTGCAGAAGAAAGAGTGCCTTCTCCAATATATAGGGGTAATGCTATACCAAGTGAATTTGCATGCGACTGAATATTCGAACATCGTCCCCAATGTCTATTTAAGTACGATATTGGCCTTTCGGTAAGCAAGAAGTTTAAATCATCAATTTTAACTGTGAAAGAAGCATAACAAAGTTCACTTTTTGAGATTACTGGTTCTACGCTATGATTTCTCCTGAATTGATTTAGAATTTCATTCTCAGAGAGTTTGTCTAATTTTGATAAGCGTTTCAAAGTTGGCAGGAATTTTTCTAAATCTGACATAATAATCCTAAAAGTTAAGAATTAATCTTTACGAAAGATATCATATGATACTTTGATTAATTATACTATTTAATGGTGTTTTTATCAGCACAGAACTAAGCGTAAACGTCCGCTTTTCGCTCAAAGCAGACTGTCAGATTTGATAGCGTTTGGGCTATGTAATAGTCAGTTGGAAAATGAGTGAGTACAAATCAGGACAGGCGGGCTGATTGCCCGCCTTTTCTTTATCTGTTGTTTCATCCACTGACCAGCCAGGTCAAATAGCGTCTCATGTACTACCCAACGGAAAATAGTTGCACCCATTAACCACGGAGTTAAACGGATGAGTGACTATCATCACGGCGTGCAGGTGCTGGAGATTAACGACGGCACCCGCGTCATTTCCACTGTATCCACGGCCATTGTCGGCATGGTCTGCACGGCCAGCGATGCGGATGCGGAAACCTTCCCCCTCAATAAACCGGTGCTGATTACCAATGTGCAAAGCGCAATTGCAAAGGCCGGTAAAAAAGGCACGCTGGCGGCTGCGTTGCAGGCCATCGCCGACCAGTCAAAACCGGTCACCGTTGTTGTGCGTGTGGAAGACGGCACCGGCGACGACGAGGAAACGAAGCTCGCGCAGACCGTTTCCAATATCATCGGCACCACCGACGAAAACGGTCAGTACACCGGACTGAAAGCCCTGCTGGCGGCGGAGTCGGTAACCGGTGTTAAACCGCGCATTCTCGGTGTGCCGGGACTGGACACCAAAGAGGTGGCTGTTGCACTGGCATCAGTCTGTCAGAAGCTGCGCGCTTTCGGGTATATCAGCGCATGGGGCTGTAAAACCATTTCTGAGGTGAAAGCCTACCGCCAGAATTTCAGCCAGCGTGAGCTGATGGTCATCTGGCCGGATTTCCTCGCATGGGATACGGTCACCAGTACCACCGCCACCGCGTATGCCACTGCCCGTGCGCTGGGTCTGCGCGCTAAAATCGACCAGGAGCAGGGCTGGCATAAAACGCTGTCCAACGTTGGGGTGAACGGTGTTACCGGCATCAGTGCATCTGTATTCTGGGATTTGCAGGAGTCCGGCACCGATGCTGACCTGTTGAACGAGTCAGGTGTCACAACGCTGATTCGCCGTGACGGTTTCCGCTTCTGGGGTAACCGTACCTGCTCTGATGACCCGCTGTTCCTCTTTGAAAACTACACCCGCACCGCGCAGGTGCTGGCCGACACGATGGCTGAGGCGCACATGTGGGCGGTGGACAAGCCCATCACTGCAACGCTGATTCGCGACATCGTTGACGGCATCAATGCCAAATTCCGTGAGCTGAAAACAAACGGCTATATCGTGGATGCGACCTGCTGGTTCAGCGAAGAATCCAACGATGCGGAAACCCTCAAGGCCGGAAAACTGTATATCGACTACGACTATACACCGGTGCCTCCTCTCGAAAACCTGACCCTGCGCCAGCGTATTACCGATAAATACCTGGCAAATCTGGTCACCTCGGTTAACAGCAATTAAGGAGCCTGACCGATGGCAATGCCGCGCAAACTCAAGTTAATGAATGTCTTTCTGAACGGCTACAGCTATCAGGGCGTTGCAAAGTCCGTCACGCTGCCAAAACTGACCCGTAAGCTCGAAAACTATCGCGGTGCGGGGATGAACGGCAGCGCACCGGTAGACCTCGGCCTTGATGACGATGCGCTGTCAATGGAGTGGTCGCTCGGTGGCTTCCCGGATTCGGTTATCTGGGAGCTTTACGCCGCAACCGGTGTGGATGCCGTACCGATTCGTTTTGCCGGTTCTTACCAGCGCGACGATACCGGCGAAACGGTGGCCGTTGAAGTGGTCATGCGTGGACGTCAGAAAGAAATCGACACCGGCGAGGGTAAACAGGGAGAAGACACCGAGTCGAAAATCTCCGTGGTCTGCACCTATTTCCGGCTGACGATGGACGGTAAGGAGCTGGTCGAAATCGACACCATCAACATGATTGAGAAGGTGAACGGCGTCGACCGGCTGGAGCAACACCGCCGCAATATCGGCCTGTGATTTTCATCCGGTCAGCCAGGCTGACCGGTTAACCCTAATTCAGAAGTGAGAAAACCATGAACAAAGAAAATGTGATTACCCTGGACAATCCGGTCAAGCGTGGTGAGCAGGTCATCGAACAGGTCACGCTGATGAAACCCAGTGCCGGGACGCTGCGCGGTGTCAGTCTGGCTGCGGTCGCAAACTCCGAAGTTGATGCACTAATTAAGGTGCTGCCGCGCATGACGGCACCGATGCTGACCGAGCAGGAAGTTGCCGCACTGGAACTGCCTGACCTTGTGGCGCTGGCCGGTAAGGTGGTCGGTTTTTTGTCGCCGAACTCGGTGCGGTAACGTTCCCGAAAAATCTCTCGGTCGATGACCTGATGGCGGATGTGGCAGTGATATTTCACTGGCCGCCATCAGAACTGTATCCCATGAGCCTGACCGAACTCATCACATGGCGCGAAAAGGCGCTCCGGCGAAGCGGAAACACGAATGAGTAACAATGTAAAATTACAGGTATTGCTCAGGGCTGTTGACCAGGCATCCCGCCCGTTTAAATCCATCCGCACAGCGAGCAAATCGCTGTCGGGGGATATCCGGGAAACACAAAAATCACTGCGCGAGCTGAACGGTCAGGCATCCCGTATTGAGGGATTTCGCAAGACAAGTGCACAGCTCGCCGTGACTGGTCATGCACTTGAAAAGGCTCGGCAGGAAGCCGAAGCCCTTGCCACACAGTTTAAAAACACCGAACGTCCGACCCGTGCTCAGGCGAAAGTGCTGGAATCCGCAAAGCGTGCGGCGGAGGACTTACAGGCGAAATATAACCGCCTGACGGATTCCGTTAAACGCCAGCAGCGGGAACTGGCCGCTGTGGGAATTAATACCCGCAATCTTGCACATGATGAGCAGGGGCTGAAAAACCGTATCAGTGAAACCACCGCACAGCTTAACCGGCAGCGTGACGCGCTGGCGCGTGTCAGTGCGCAACAGGCAAAACTTAACGCAGTAAAACAGCGTTATCAGGCAGGAAAGGAGCTGGCCGGAAATATGGCCTCAGTGGGCGCTGCCGGTGTGGGGATTGCGGCGGCGGGAACGATGGCCGGAGTTAAGTTGCTGATGCCCGGTTATGAGTTTGCGCAGAAAAACTCAGAATTGCAGGCCGTGCTCGGTGTGGCAAAAGACTCCGCCGAAATGACCGCACTACGCAAACAGGCGCGCCAGCTCGGCGACAATACCGCCGCCTCGGCGGATGATGCGGCCGGTGCACAGATAATCATCGCGAAAGCGGGTGGGGATGTTGATGCCATTCAGGCGGCAACGCCGGTCACGCTGAATATGGCGCTGGCGAACCGCCGCACGATGGAAGAAAACGCCGCCCTGCTGATGGGGATGAAATCCGCCTTTCAGCTTTCAAACGATAAGGTCGCTCATATCGGGGATGTTCTCTCCATGACGATGAACAAAACCGCCGCCGATTTTGACGGCATGAGCGATGCGCTGACCTATGCCGCACCTGTGGCAAAAAATGCCGGTGTCAGCATTGAAGAAACCGCCGCAATGGTCGGGGCGCTGCATGATGCAAAAATCACAGGCTCAATGGCGGGGACGGGAAGCCGTGCCGTGTTAAGCCGCCTGCAGGCACCGACGGGAAAAGCATGGGATGCACTCAAAGAGCTTGGAGTGAAAACCTCAGACAGCAAGGGAAACACCCGGCCAATATTTACCATTCTGAAAGAAATGCAGGCCAGTTTTGAGAAAAACCGGCTCGGTACTGCCCAGCAGGCTGAATACATGAAAACTATTTTCGGGGAGGAGGCCAGCTCAGCCGCCGCCGTGCTGATGACTGCCGCCTCAACCGGAAAGCTGGACAAACTGACCGCTGCGTTTAAAGCCTCAGACGGGAAGACCGCCGAGCTGGTAAATATCATGCAGGACAACCTAGGCGGTGACTTTAAAGAGTTTCAGTCTGCTTATGAGGCGGTGGGGACTGACCTGTTTGACCAACAGGAAGGCGCACTGCGTAATCTCACGCAGACGGCCACAAAGTATGTGTTAAAACTCGACGGCTGGATCCAGAAAAACAAATCACTGGCGTCAACCATCGGCCTTATTGTCGGTGGTGCACTGGCACTTACTGGCATCATCGGTGCAATTGGTCTTGTAGCCTGGCCGGTTATCACCGGCATTAATGCCATCATCGCGGCAGCAGGCGCAATGGGGGCAATCTTCACGACGGTTGGCAGTGCTGTTATGACGGCCATCGGGGCGATTAGCTGGCCGATTGTGGCTGTGGTGGCCGCCATTGTCGCCGGGGCGTTGCTTATCCGTAAATACTGGGAGCCTGTCAGCGCATTCTTTGGCGGTGTGGTGGAAGGGCTGAAAGCAGCATTTGCGCCAGTGGGGGAACTGTTCACGCCACTTAAGCCGGTGTTTGACTGGCTGGGTGAAAAGTTACAGGCCGCGTGGCAGTGGTTTAAAAACCTGATTGCCCCGGTCAAAGCTACCCAGGACACCCTGAACCGTTGCCGTGACACGGGCGTCATGTTCGGGCAGGCACTGGCTGACGCGCTGATGCTGCCGCTTAATGCGTTCAACAAACTGCGCAGCGGTATTGACTGGGTACTGGAAAAGCTCGGGGTCATCAACAAAGAGTCAGACACACTTGACCAGACCGCCGCCAGAACTCATGCCGCCACGTATGGCACCGGTGGTTATATTCCGGCGACCAGCTCTTATGCAGGCTATCAGGCTTATCAGCCAGTCACGGCACCGGCTGGCCGCTCTTATGTGGACCAGAGTAAAAACGAATATCACATCAGCCTGACGGGTGGTACTGCACCGGGGACACAGCTTGACCGCCAGTTACAGGATGCGCTCGAAAAATACGAGCGGGATAAACGTGCGCGTGCCCGTGCCAGCATGATGCATGACGGTTAAGGAGGTGACGAAAAATGATGCTCGCGTTAGGTATGTTTGTTTTTATGCGCCAGACGCTGCCACACCAGACCATGCAGCGTGAATCAGATTATCGCTGGCCGTCAAATTCCCGTATCGGTAAACGGGATGCCTTTCAGTTTCTCGGTGTGGGTGAGGAAAACATGACGCTTGCCGGCGTGCTTTATCCCGAACTGACCGGCGGGAAGCTGACGATGACCACGCTCAGGCTGATGGCAGAGGAAGGCCGGGCGTGGCCGTTGCTGGATGGCACCGGCATGATTTACGGCATGTATGTCATCAGCAGGGTGAGTGAAACAGGGAGTATTTTCTTTGCAGACGGCACACCCCGGAAAATTGATTTTACGCTGTCGCTCACCCGCGTGGATGAATCACTGGCCGCGCTTTATGGCGATATCGGTAAACAGGCGGAATCGCTCATCGGTAAGGCTGGCAGTGTGGCGACCAGATTCACGGGTATGACGGGGGCGGGATAATGCTGGATGCGCTGACATTTGATGCAGGCAGTACGCTGACGCCGGATTACATGCTGATGCTCGACAGCAGGGATATTACCGGCAATATCAGTGACCGTCTGATGAGCATGACCCTGACGGATAACCGGGGCTTTGAGGCTGACCAGCTTGATATTGAACTGAACGATGCCGACGGGCAGGTCGGGCTGCCGGTTCGTGGCGCTGTCCTGACGGTGTATATCGGCTGGAAAGGTTTTGCCCTGGTATGCAAGGGGAAATTCACCGTTGATGAGGTTGAACACCGGGGCGCACCGGATGTGGTCACCATCCGCGCCCGGAGTGCAGATTTTCGCGGGACACTCAATTCCCGCCGGGAAGGCTCCTGGCATGACACTACGCTCGGTGCGATTGTTGATGCGATTGCCTCCCGTAACAGGCTGGAAGCCAGTGTCGCTCCGTCACTGGCCGGAATTAAAATCCCGCACATCGATCAGTCGCAGGAGTCTGATGCGAAATTCCTGACCCGTCTAGCAGAACGCAACGGCGGTGAGGTGTCGGTAAAAATGGGAAAACTGTTGTTTCTCAAAGCCGGGCAGGGGGTGACGGCCAGCGGTAAAAAAATCCCGCAGATTACCATCACCCGCAGCGACGGCGACCGTCATCATTTTGCGATTGCTGACCGTGGAGCCTACACCGGCGTAACGGCAAAGTGGTTACACACCAAAGACCCGAAGCCACAAAAGCAGAAGGTAAAACTGAAACGCAAAAAGAAAGAGAAACACCTGCGCGCACTGGAGCACCCGAAAGCGAAACCGGTCACGCAGAAGAAAGCGCCAAAAGTACCGGAAGCGCGCGAAGGTGAATACATGGCCGGTGAGGCTGACAACGTTTTTGCCCTGACCACGGTATATGCCACGAAAGCACAGGCCATGCGTGCCGCTCAGGCGAAGTGGGATAAACTGCAACGGGGCGTTGCGGAGTTCTCCATCAGCCTGGCTACCGGTCGTGCAGATATTTACACGGAAACGCCGGTCAAAGTGTCAGGCTTTAAGCGTGTCATAGACGAGCAGGACTGGACAATCACTAAGGTGACACATTTTCTGAATAATAGCGGCTTCACGACGTCCTTAGAGCTTGAGGTCAGGCTTTCTGATGTGGAGTACGAAACAGAAGGTAATGAGTGATGTGTTTTATTTATCTGTTTGTTTTATAGGGATAAATTAACTAAAATGGCACCATCAACAAAACCGGAAGAGGTGCTCGCGATGTTTCATTGTCCTTTATGCCAGCATGCCGCACATGCGCGTACAAGCCGCTATATCACTGACACGACAAAAGAGCGTTATCACCAGTGCCAGAACGTGAATTGCAGCGCCACGTTCATCACTTATGAGTCGGTACAGCGATACATCGTGAAGCCGGGAGAAGTCCACGCCGTGAGGCCGCACCCGTTGCCGTCAGGGCAGCAAATTATGTGGATGTAATTACAAACAGAAAGCCCCTCAGTCGAGGGGCTTTTTTGTCGATGTGGTCAATGTGTGGACGTGACCAGAAATAAATCCTTTTATTTCAATTTGTTGTACGTAAAAAATAAGCCCGTGTAAGGGAGATTACACAGGCTAAGGAGGTGGTTCCTGGTACAGCTAGCATTTTATGGGTTATGTTTTTCAGCGAAACGGATGATAACCTTAATAAATGCAGCTGTATGTGATCGGTTTCTAAGAATTTTCCATCCGGGAAAAATAATCGAAATTAATCACTTACCGTGGGGATTACGCGTGGTTTCCCCGGAGAAATTACGCATCAGCAGCGCGTAATTGAGCTCAAGATCCTGCGGGACCGGGAGCCACACAGTATAACCATCGCCTGGTGCTATCGGCATAGCTTCGCCTTTGGCGTTTTCCATGTGCTCAAGGGTAAAATTAATGTTGCCTTGCGGCGTCATCAGCTCAAGGCTGTCGCCAACGGAGAATTTATTTTTCACCGCTACCGCCGCGAGGTCCCCCTTGCGCTCACCGGTAAACTCACCAACAAACTGCTGGCGGTCAGAAACTGAATAACCGTATTCGTAGTTCTGATAATCGTCGTGAGTATGACGACGCAGGAAACCTTCGGTATAGCCACGATGCGCCAGACCTTCCAGAGTTTCCAGCAGGCTGGTATCGAACGGTTTTCCCGCAGCGGCGTCATCGATAGCTTTGCGGTAAACCTGTGCGGTGCGTGCACAATAGTAGAAAGATTTGGTACGACCTTCGATTTTCAGCGAATGCACGCCCATTTTGGTCAGGCGTTCTACATGGGCGATGGCGCGCAGATCTTTCGAGTTCATGATGTAAGTGCCGTGCTCATCTTCAAACGCGGTCATATACTCGCCCGGACGCTGGGCCTCTTCGATCATAAACACTTTGTCGGTTGGTGCGCCGATACCCAGCGTCGGCTCAACATTTTGCACCGGAATCGGCTCGTACTTGTGTACGATGTTGCCAACATCATCTTCTTTCCCTTCCTGGACGTTGTACTCCCAGCGGCAGGCGTTGGTGCAGGTGCCCTGGTTCGGGTCGCGCTTGTTGATATAGCCAGAGAGCAGGCAGCGACCGGAGTAGGCCATGCACAGCGCGCCGTGAACGAAGATCTCGATCTCCATATCCGGCACCTGATTGCGGATCTCTTCAATCTCTTTCAGCGACAGCTCGCGAGAGAGGATCACGCGGGTCAGGCCCATTTGCTGCCAGAATTTCACCGTCGCCCAGTTCACGGCGTTAGCCTGCACCGAAAGGTGGATCGGCATTTCAGGGAAGTGCTCACGCACCAGCATAATCAGCCCTGGATCGGACATAATCAGCGCATCCGGCCCCATTTCCACCACCGGTTTCAGGTCACGGATAAAGGTTTTCAGCTTGGCGTTGTGCGGTGCAATGTTGACCACGACATAAAACTTTTTCCCCAGCGCGTGGGCTTCATTGATGCCGAGCTGAAGATTTTCGTGGTTGAATTCGTTGTTGCGCACACGCAGGGAATAACGCGGCTGGCCCGCATAAACAGCATCTGCGCCATAAGCGAAAGCGTAACGCATATTTTTCAGCGTTCCCGCCGGGGAAAGGAGTTCCGGTTTAAACAT